AGGAAATCGACGAACGCGTTCTGGTGATCCGGGTTGTTCGGGTCGAGGAACGAGCCTCCCGTCGGGAAGACCACCGTGAGCGTTCCAGGTCCCGCTTGCGAACCCGGGCGGAGGTTCCCGCCTTTGAAGAACGAGCTCTCGCCGCCGCCGCCACCTCCTCCTCCAGCGCCGCCACCGCCGCCACCCCCACCACCGCCGATTTGGGCGAAGTGCTGGGCTGCCTTGAAGTGTGTGGCTGCGGCCGCGAGGGCGGCCGGATTAGGCGGCCAGATGCCGGCGGCGAGGGACTTGATGCCCTCCGCGATTTCGAATCCCGCGAGGAGTTTCGCGATGATCTTGAACGGCCCGAAGAATTTCTCTGCGCTCGGACCTGCGAGGCTCACAATGGCCCCGCGCATGTCGTCAACGACTGACACTACAGCGCCGACCAGTGAGGCACCCTTTTCCAGGTCGTTCAAAGCCTTGAGCAGGTTGTTCTGAACGGGGCGTTCCATACTCGCGCGAAGAGCAGCGGTTTCGGGCGTGTCTTGTGCGAGTTGCGGAGGACCCCCTCGTAACTGGAACGATTGCTGAGCCGGGGGGGGCACGCTTACTGCGCCCGGCGACGGCAGTTGCGGCGGTTCTGGGAGATGATCTGTGATCGAGTCGCAACGGCACGGGGCTGGCACAGGGGGCACCACCACCGTCGCTGTGGCGGGCGTATTGCGATCATGGATTGCCTCCTGAAACTTCTTCACCTCACCTAAAGCTTCACGAAACGCACGGGCAATGTTCTCGACGCGGTTCTGCCATTCTTCGAATTGACCCGATGCCGCCATCATCACTCTTGTGTCGGGACTGACCCAGGTTTTGAGGTCTTGCTGCAAATCACGAGCCCTTTGGGTCGCTCCTTCAAGAGACTGTTGGAGATCATTGGAGACTGCTGCGTCATGTTGTCGCTGACCCTCAGGGGTCGCTTCTGCGAGACGCAATACCTCGTCATGCACTGCTTTTGCCTTCGCAGCGGCCTCTGCAGCGTGCGCTCCCAAAACCGTAAACAATCCGTTGATAAGACCGATCGCCGCGACCACTGGCAGCATTTCGGGGCCACCGAATGCTAGCAGAGCTTGAGAGGCGAACCCTACGGCGCCTCCAGCGCCTGTAGCTTGCTGAGCGAAGAGGTCCATTCCCCGCCCTAGGGCATCAAGTTGGCGGTTGCCGTTCCCCGCTTGATTGAACTCCAGCGCGTTGGCAAACTGCTCAATGGAAGTACCGTCCTTCACGATCTGGGTCACAAATGCCGCTTGAGCCTCCGCCGCATCATTCAGTCCTTGGTGAAAACTCGAAGCGTCGGCTTGTAGCTGAACTACCAGATTGGTAATCGTCATACGGATCCCTTTGCCTTCAAGCGCTCGAGACCGGCAGCCGCATCTTGTGCAAGCTCATCTTTTTGCAGCTCCTCGTTCTTCAGGAGGTAGTACGCCATCCACTCGTTCAGCTGACTCGACGTCAGTCCCGCAAGGAGTCCATCAACGTCAGCGATGCCGAGGCGCTCGGCGAGTCGGTAGGCGAACTGCCTGACGACCCGCCCTTCGAGTTTCCCGCCAGCTCCTCCACATCTTCGTTGGTCATTCCGGAGAGTCGCTGCGCTACCTCGAACAACCGATTCAGCGCTGACGCCGACAGCTGACCGACGGCGTCAGCATCCGAGTCCCCGAACAACCTGGAACCATCGATGGTGCGTACACACTGCACGACCAGCTTGGCGCGCAGGTTTGCGAAATTCGTGTCGTAGCTGCGCTTGCCGCGCTTCAGCACGCAAGAGGCTTCGAACGCATCGCGCTCAGCACCCGTCAATTCCTGCACGATCACCGCGCCGCCCCACTCCGGGACGTCGACGGTTTCCTGCTTCAGCGCGCGCTTCGAAAGAATCGCGTCGCGCGTGAGAGGCCGGTTCTCAGCCATGTTCTCTCCTGGTCAGACGGTGTTGCGGGTGAGTGAGCCGGCGGCTTCGACCTGGACCGCGCAGACTTGCTCTTCGCCCACGCTTCCCGCGACTGGGTTGTACGATGAAATGACCCCCAGCCCGGTCCACCCTGGGTTCGTGGTGCTCCGCGCGCCGCTGGTTGGACGCACTTCGATTGAGAACGGCGCCCCACCAATCAACGGTGAGATCGTTTGGTCAATGGAGCTCGCCCCGAAATCCTGGTGAAATGTGATCTTGAGGCTCCAGTCCTTCAGGCCCGACTTGACGAGTTTGGTGTCATTGGTCATCGCGGTCACGTCTTGCATGTCTACGGTCTGCGACAACTCGACCTGCTTGATGTGGTCCGACAGATTGGTCGCACCAATCAAAACGAATGCATCTTTGAGCACTTGCGTTGCCATGGGCTTCTCCTTTACTGAATTGCTACGTTGACGATGAAAGTGATCGACGGGCTCGCCCCGCCGCTGAACGACCAGGTCGCCCGCCAAAACGCGTCGGTGATGGATCCCGGGATGGGCACCGCCCATTGCGATCCTTTGAGGGTCACTGCGGTGAACGTGATACGATCCGTGGGTGCCGCAAAGCCGACGGTGGGCGCGCTTTGCACTTTGACGGTGACGGTCGGACCGCCGCTGATGGCGGTCACATGCAACACGGCGTAGAGGAACTGGCCGGCAGCGACAGCGCCGATGTTGAACACAGTGCCGTTGCCCGTCGTCGTGCGAACAGCATTGTGCACGATCGTGCCACGTACGAGCCGGGCGCTGGTTGCGGCAGCGTCGAGCTTGAACTTCATGATGTCGCCGACGCCGCCCTGAACCGGGTTGAACGAGGCGATGCTGCTGAGGAAGCTGAATCCCGGCTCCCCCTCGGCGCCCGTCATCGGGCCCACGGACATCGGCACGTCGACGAGTCCAATCTTTGACGAGAGAAACTCTTCAGAGAATCCCGCGCCGAGGTTGATGAGACCGGAGAGGCTGGCCTTCACCGATTTCATGCCCGGCTTGCTGAGCTTGGTGTCGCTGCCGAACGTCGTCGCTTCCTGCATGTCGACGCTCTGCTCGATCGCCACGGCGTTGAGGTCTCCAGTCAGGTCCATGCTGTCGAGCCAGACCCTCGCGTTGGTGAGAACTTGAGTAGCCACAGTCAGGTCTCCTGGTGATGGATCACGGCGTCTACCTGCACTTCGTGAGAGCTGTTTACGCTGTCGAACGGCCCGTCGAGCTGGTCTTCGAGGAGCGTGTCCTGGATGACGACGCCGAGGACCGTGCCGCGCCAGCGGCTGAAGTCCTTGCGGATTGCCTCCGCGAGCGCCTGCGCGCCGCCGCGGGTCGAGTCGAACGCCGATAACTGGAACTCCGCGTGGGCGATCAACGGCTCCGTCCCCATCGCGTGCTCCCGATCTGTCTTCAGCCGCAGGAACGTCATCGCGGGAAACGTCGGGCTCGCGGGCAATTTGAACGCGTAGCAGCGCGCCCCGATGATCGGACTCACGTTCGGCCCGTTGGTCGCCCGGTTGATGATGGCGTCTTCGATCAGGCTCATTTCACATCACCCGCGTGAATGCGTTTGCCAGGGCATCGGTAGCCGCTGCCAGGGCCGCAGCGATTTGCTTCGCGACAGCGAGCTGAATGGTCTGCTGCGCTTCCTGAGTGAGGATGTCGCTCGATCCGGTGACACTGACGTCGACTTCCACATGTTGCCCGTCCGCCGCGACGACCTCGGCCGTGATGTCACGATCCGGGATCTCAGGCGGCGCATGGTCCTGCATGGCTGTCAGAATCGGTTCCGCGCAGGCAAGCGCGGCCGTCCGCAGACCATCCGCGGCGATCGCGGCCGACACTGCTTTGAGCTCCTGCTCGAACTCCTTTTGACCTGACAGACTCAGTGTGAACGTGTTCGGCATCTCGAACTCCTCCGACCTGCTCGGAAAACAAAATCGGCCAATCAACGCACCCTTCCGGTGCGGAGATTGGCCGAAGTGGCCGCGAGTAGCTTGTGATTATAACAGTAGGACTACGCACTCCGGTCAGTCAAGGGGCGAAACACATTCACCGACCCGCAGTCCTTGCACTGCCACGTCGTCCGCGGCGCCGGCACGCTCGCGCGATCCAGCGCCGTCCTATAGACGGCCACAAGACGCAGCTCCTCACGCGTGTCGCCGATCCAGCGTGCGCAGCACTGTCAGTAAATGT